TTTTGCAGTGGCGCCGTTAACTGCGACAGTGCTGTTGAATGTTGTGGCGCCGCCTACGGTGTTCGTCCCATTTAAAGCGGTGGACCCACTGAATGTCTGAGTATTGGAGTAAGTACTCGCTGCGGTATTAGTTTCTGTGCCGGAAATATTTGTAGATCCGTTAATAATCGCGGACGTTAAAGTCTTGTTAGTGAAAGTCTGAGAAGAACTCAGACCAGCAAAAGTATCAGTAGTATTCGGCAGTGTCCAGGTTTGGTCCGACGTATTCGAAGAAAGAATCGTATGGGTAAATGCATTGGCGGAAGCTTGAAGCCTTAAAATTCCGGATCTAGCAGGACTTTTGATCACGAATGCCGCGCGATCTGCAGATGTTTTGAAATATCCGCTAATTGCAGCATTTTCTTCTAATTCAAAACCAGAATCTGAAGCAGAAGCTACTCCGCCACCTTTATTTAACGTGATGAGAGCGTCTAAGATGTTAGCGTTAGTCACGTTATTGAAAATCGTGTTACCGCGAATAGTCACAGTATCTAAAGTATTGCCGATAGTGATGGTTTTCGCGTGTGCACCCGTACCGAAATTAAGTATCGTGGTTTCTGCGGCGGTGCCCAAGCTTACATCTCCGCCAGATCCAACCGCTGCTTCGATGGTAGCAGTTGAATCAAGCAACAGGTTGCCGCGAATATTCAAGATTGAATCTATATTAACCGTACCGCCTACATCAAGATAGTAGGTACCGCTTGGAGTTTTACAAATGCCAGTTCTTGTTACTATTCTCATATATTCCTCTTATGGCACATGACGGCTGAAAACGATAGTCAAATTCTCTGCACCGGCTGGCGTAGCTTCTAAAACTAGGCCAGTGGGTGTGTGTGTAGCAGCCAGTTGCACAGTTTCGTTGTTAGAAGTGCGTCGAGCGCCCCACAAAAAAGAATTCGTGTTGCGTTGGAATGCGTGGCTTGCCATCGCAGTGATCGTGGTACTTGTGGTGATACCGGTGATTACTTTCGTGATGTCTTTCTGAAAAGAAATTCCATCAGCTTGCAATATTGTTCCATCGAAAAACTGCAAACTAATTACACCGTTTATTGTCAAGCGGCGGCACACAAGAAACACGTCTCTGTTCCTGAAATTTCTTTGCGGGTTAGTAGTAGACGCCAGAATTTGATAAACATTTGTTATAGGGGTAGCCGGCTCGGCTGGGTTAACTGTTCCAGAAGCCAAAGTAGCCAGTCCTGCTTGAGCGTCATCTAGACGCACCCACAGACCATCACCATCGTTGGCGAAATTTACCGTAGCTGTGATTTGGTATTGCTGCCACGCAGACCCGTTATTGACCCCAAAGTCAATTAAATTGTCCGTGCGCCTTTTGGAAAGAGTCAGGCGGGGAGTATTCAAAGACAGCAGGTTCTGGCTAGCGTCAAAAGCTGCACCAGGATCTAAAGTTAATGTCGGAGTTGATTGAATAGATTTTAATGATCCATCAGAATCATCTAATGCAACCATTTCTTCGCCAGGGGACATATTGCCATAATCCCTGAACAACAAGATGCTCGTGTTCAATTGCGTAGACCTGCGGCCTAACCAATATAAATTGATATCATCTACATCTATCACTAACGGCGAACCGGAGTTGCTTTGAACTTTTAAAGGGTTAGACGATGTCTTAAACATGTCGTCTTGGGCATAAGCCGTTCTAAACCACCTATAAGGCTCAACAGAAGTAGCATTGATTGAACGCTCTAACAATAGCCCAGTGCATGCGTTTGTAGCTTTAGTGCCCCAGTTAGCTCCAGCAATATTTTCATTGGTGATGTCAAGTACGGACCATTGAATAGGAGAGCCTGCTTCTACGATTCCGGTAATACGATAATATTCAAAATAGTCTGCACCTTCTTTACGCACGTAATCACCAACAGCGATTCCGGTAAAATCTCCTTGTTGGCCCTTGACGTGCTTCATGACATCCGATTCGGCAGTCTGAGCAGTTGGGGAAATGAATTCTGTTCCCCATTTAACGGAGCTAAGTGGAACTCCTGAAGGACGGGCTTCACGTTGCAACAGCAAAAAGAAAGCCTGAGCTTCGTCTATGGTTATGTCCCAATCAAAATCACTAAACTGGCGGGTCGCGGAAGAAACAAATGCACCGCCCAGATACCATTTAGCTGGGCCGTAATTCATTGACCACGACGTCGGGAGGGCGGCGAACCCGCCCTTAGACCTTAGCTTTTCATCGTTGGCACGTGACCATTGAATAGTTCTCCCCGGAACGGACGTAATCGAAGTCGCATTCCCAGTAAGAAACAAAAGGTTGGGAATAGTTTTGCCGACTGTAGGGAAATACCAAGTAGGCGTTCCCTTCATTTCAGCGATGACGGACATGACTGCGTCCATCCATTCTTTTAAATTTTTCAATGATTTATCATTTTTTGCGCCATCAGCATCAGACACGAAATATGGGTTGGTCGAATTCAATTGGCCGATAGAAGCAGCCGGCCCAGGATTCGAAGTTTCTTCTCTCAAAGAAGACCATTCATATTTGTAAAATGGATTTGGAGATGCCCCGCCTGTTCCAAGTCTATAAAAAAGGTTTCTAGCATCAGTGATTTGGCTGACAGCAGTCGGGCTAGTTTCAATTTTAGCAACAGGGATTGCATCCGCAGTGAAGCCATCCGTCTTGAAACGAAATCTAAGTTCAATGACTTCTTGGAAGTCTACAGAAGCCGTGAATTCAGAACCAGCAGGGTTGGTTTCAGATGTGGCGCCTGGGTCGAAGAACGCCGTTGTGACTGGGACTTGTGTATCGCGCTCGAAATAAGCTTCAACGAACACATTGCTCACCGCTGGTGGTAGCACTAGCTGAACATCAGCATCATCTGACGTCGCAACGAAAAAAGACGTTACTCCGTCTAATGGGCAAACAACCATGCAATTCTTGACTGCTATGGAAATAGCTAGGCCAGAAACTCCATTGATTTCTAGACCATTAACGACATAGTTTTTGTTTAGACCATTCATCATTTGCAACATGGCCCGGAAATCGTATGCATTAAACGATTGCTGGCCTATAACATGCTGTAAATCTAGCCTTTGTTGGCTTTGATAAGAGACCCTGCTTAAAACTGACATTTATTTACTCTCACAAAAACGGCTGTATTGATGGTTCAAAATATCTTAATTCCGGGATTCTTACATTGACATTCAATTTCACGCCAACGCTTACGAGTTCTCTCAAAATCTGCTCTAGAGTTCTGCGGGCTTCCACTGAACCTGTAACGTAAACCGGGAACTGGCTGCCGTCGGTTTTAATCACTGGTTTGAAAATGGATGCTGCTAATCTCACAATAGCATTATCTTCGTGACTTTGCTTGAAAATATAGGCTGGGTCGATTCGGATTTGTGCAGGGCTGCCTGGGATAGTCAGAGAATACCTGATTGGACCTTCGAATGCAGAATTCCCAAAATCTAAAAAGATATAACCAGACGCTGGAAAGTCATTCAATGTTGAGACGTCAAGAATCCCCGGTGCCGAAAAAGCAGTCACAGGCGTTAACAATGTAGAACTGGCAGAACCAATTGTATAAGGTGCGACGTCGCCGATCGTGTCGTACACGTAAGATCCGACGTATTGATCATTGGGCGGCAGATCAGAATCAAGAAGAATCACTCTTCTTTCCTTGAACCAGTTATCTTCATTCCACTGGGATAAAGGGACTGGCAAATGATGAGTGAAAGCAGAAGCGCCGAAGAACCCACTGCGGCGTGCCTTGGCGTTCACAATGATGTTTCCTGCGCTTGCTCCGATGTTGGCTTTGAAATAAACATACTGGCCTTCTTGGCTGTGCACGGTTAAAGGTATCGAACGAAGAAATGCAGCAACAGCAGGCTGAATATCAAATCCAAAACCTTCAATCAATTTGACAGAAGTCCCATTCACAAAACCAGCGGTTCCTCTAGAAACTCGATCTGGAAATTCAAATCTAATGTCAGTGCCTCGATTCGCATCTGGCAAATAGATTACATTAAATCCAAAAATAATTGCACCGTAATAACTGACTGGAACCCCGAAAGGGGTGTCATTGGCTTCTGGTGATACAATTTTGTATATTACTGGAGCGCCAACTGATGGGTTAAACCCAGCTTTCAACAAAATTGATGTATTTGAAATTACATTCTGCACTGGACGTTTTTGGCCATTGGGAATATAAATGAAATCACCAGGTGAAACTTCTGTCAAAAAGCTAGTGCCGATGCCAGTGACGTTTTTGCCAGAAGAAGTGATAGTTCCAGCCCCATATGGCGATGGACCAGTTCCGAGAATTTCAACACTATATCTAAATTGATCATACCGTCGACGCACAATGTGTTCATCATTTAATTCTGATTCTAAAATGCCGCCATGGACAGATTCAAGCGGATTGAAGAACGAAGCAATAATGAAAACATCTACATACAAATCATCTATCGTGCCGTCGTATTGAATTTCAAATTTAGTGTCGTCAATGATTACGACTTTCGGGAAAAACACGAAATTGTTGTCTGGAAACTGCGTAGTTCCAGGATTAGTGACTCGGATTTCTACAATTACACTAGAAGAAAACAAGTTGTGTACTAATGTTCTAGAAGTGACCGACGCTGGTGAAGCAGGAAGAAAGAAATTAGTCGCAACTGCTCTGACTAGCGAAGGAAAGACGTTTTGATAATCAAGAGCATAAACTTTGATATTCGGAGCGCCAGAAGGTTCAGAATACGTAAATTGCACATCGTTATTGTTTACAACTTCGCGCTGGCCTGTGATGTTGTGCCCATCAATCGTTGAAACAGGCATAAACGTAGAAAACGGAGTACCAAAATTGTGTGTAAAAGTCGTCGTACCACCGCCAGCATTCAACGGTGCAGGACCAATAGTTGCAGTTACGTCATTAGGGAAAATCCCGTTAGACATATTAATGATTACCGCTTTTACGAACCGACCTTCAAGTTCTGGCAAATAGTAAAACCTGGTGCGATTTGTTGGATCTGCCAAATCCGGCTCATAAACTAAATGCATTAATTCTTTTGTATCTTCAACGTAGAACTGGATGTACAAACGGTCGCTATCCATATCATTTTCAAAATACGTCGAATCTTGTCCAATTGGACAGAAAATCCCTGGTACAGTTTTATGCTTTACTGTTTGTATGCTTATGGTGGCACCAGAAATTTCAATTTCCTGTGCATTTTCAAATCTATGTTCCACACCTTGAGTGTCGATGATGATGTCAGATTTGTCAACATCACCGAAAATTGGATTCAAATCTTGGATGACAGAAAGAGCAATAGCCGCTTCTGCTGCAGACACAAAAGGGACTTGTGTTGGACCAGCAGGATCTACATTTAAAGACTGGAATCCCCCAGCAGGAATTCCTTTAGAAGTGTACTTGAAATATCTATCGTTCATGCCCTCGTTATAACGAAGAGAATCCAGAACAAACGTTCCAGATTCTGGGAATAAATTGGGGCTTGGAATTAAGACTTTAGATTGTTCAAAAGTTTCTATATCAGCTACTCCGCCACGCAGGCGAGTGGCGCCGCGAATCGGGCGGCGTACAATGGGCGGGACAGCTGGAATAGAAACATCTAAGACGCCTGGGCTAGTTTCTGAAACGATTGCGTATTCTTCATTGTCAAACAAAGTTCGGTATTCTTGAGAAGTGAATACTATTTGATTCTGAAGAACCTGAACAAAGGAAATCCCAGAATGTGGAAAATATAGATTTTCTACTTCAAAATAATCTGCACCGACATTTAGCAGTCTGAAGGAACCATTTAGCAGAGATAGCTGGAATGCTCCATCCACTAGGCCGCGAATAGATACGTTATCGTTGAAATTTAATGCGTACAGACCAGGATTAGTCCCAATGCCATCCCATGTGAATCTGACAATATTGGAATAAACAGCCGAGGCAAATTTAGTCACATTCCAGGTGGTATTAGGTGCAATTGTTGTAGCAACAATGTCTTGGAATTTAATGACATTTTGCGCTGAGCCCCCGATACATCTAATCTTGGCAGCAGAACCGAAATTCTTGCCAATTACACGAACAAAATATCTTTGCGAAGTTCTATCTAAAACAATATCAGAAACAATTTGTCCGTTTGCTTGTGAATTGATAGTGGAGCTAACTTCAGATGCAGAGACGTTAGTGATGTCTGCGAATTTGATAGCTTCGAACAGAATCGGAATAATGCCGTCTTCTGTTTCAAACAACAAAGTGTCGTTATTTGTCAAGACGTATTTGTCTAACACGGTCGCGGTCAACACAGGGTGCAAAACAGCCGATGAATAGAACAGCTCTGTGATTCTATTGATCGTTGGAATAGATTGCTTGGGCGACCAAATGGCTGGGATAGCAAGAGCGCGGAAACCAGTCTGGTCGAGACCAGAATTGGGAGGTATCGCAAATCCGAATTGGTTAGCCAAATTGGTTAGGTAGCCGCTTTCTGCATTTGTCAAAAACAACTGCCGACGAGCGCTTGTTAGCAAATTGATGACATGTTCATCACCAGTGCGAATGGCGGCCAAGATACCAGCCATGTTTGGCAAATCTGGTCTCTTGTAAGAATTCGGAAGAAAGTCTTTTATGGTTGTCATATGAGGATGTCTTCCGATCTAGAAATTCTAGGAACTTCGAAGCTTCCTACCTTTATAACTCCATCGACAGCTTGAGGCAATGTATTAATAATTACTACACTCTTCACACCAGGAACATTTTGAATACGTTTCGTGACTTCGCTTAACACTACTTCTTTAGCGACGCCGAGACCATTGATATAAGTAGAAATAGTCGATCTGACAGGATTCTTAATTGCATTTACAGATACACCGTCTTTCGATTCGATTTGCAAAGCAATAGTAATGCTTTTGATCAAAGGCGCTTGTACTTCGACTGAAGTACCCGCTGCTCGAACTCCAGGATAAGCAATAGCATTCGAAGAAGATCCATCAATCACTTTGTGAGCTTCAGAAATTAATCCGCCGTAGTATTTGTAACCGTCCACACCGATTGAAGTTTCGGCGTCGAAGCCGAGCTTGAATTCAGAATTCAAAGTTGAACCATATGATGGATTAATTTTGTAATCCATAACTTGCGGCATCACAAATATTTCTGCATCGTTCTGCGAGACATCACTGTGTCCATACCCAATCGCCCATTTGTATCCCACGTACGGGACACCTTCTGTGAAAGATACAGATCCTACCGAATTTCCTAAGAAAACATTTTTAGCAATAGAGGTGACATTAGGAATCGAAGCTTCGCAAAAAGCATCGAAATCTCTATCGAGTCCAATTTTGGATAAGGTCCACGAACCTATGGCTGTTCCATCGAACCAATCTGTGACTCCGGCAGCAGGGTTAGTGATAGAAATCCTATCCTGTTCGAATACCGAATCGCCGTCCCATATTCTGACGAGGCGCTTATCTGCAGTAGAAACATTGATGTCGGACTTAGGACCAATTCTCCACAAATGTGAACCAATTTTCCCATCGTTGATTGTTTCGTCGATTGAAATAATTTCGTCTATGATGGCATCATTTTTGAAAATGAAACCATTTTTGCCGTTGTGGGCAACGATTCTAAATCTGCCACGGTTCTCAGCTTTAAAGGCATTGCTGAATTCAATCCAATCATCAGAAGACACTGACATGCCGTCTAATTCCATGTCGTCATGTGTCGTGAACGTGAAATCAGCAAAGCCGAAGCCATTGCCGATATCTTTGATTCTATAAAATACCGATTCTGACGCAGAAATTTTCCAGTTGGCCGCCTTGACAGCGCCAGATTGATAATTTGTTTTGATATTCTTTTCAGATTTCAAAGACGAAACAAACATGAATTCAGTTGTTTTGCGTGTAACTACTAATGTGCCGGAAGAAGCAGACGTATAAACCCCAGTGACATTGATGAAATTAGATGCTGAATTGACTAGCGTGACCCTGAATCTGGAATTGTAAGACGGGATAGCCGAACCGCTGATTTCTACAATGTCGCCGACAGAAAATTGGTTGGCGTTAGTAATCCCATTCAGACGCATGAAACCGAAGCCATTATCCGAAACTGTAACAGTGCCTGCGAAGGACGTCGCTCTAGCAGATACAGTTTCTGCTGTGACGTTTGGGGCAATCACATAGATTACAGTAGGAGATTCAATATGGACTACAGGATATCCAATATATTGATTTACCATATCTGATGCAGAACCAATGCATTGGTTCGCAAGATTGAAAATCGAAGTATACGCGACGTCCGCGCCAGAAAAAGCACCACGCAGAATCAGCATGTCGCCAACTCTAGTGGAAAAATCTCCTAGGCCAGAAACAACTTCAAGCTTGGCGATAAAAGGACTGACCTTAGTGATCGCAATAGATTCTCCGCCAATCAGACCCGAATCACTCTTTCGGAAAGTGAACCGTCCAGTATTCGCTACAGGGCGAGAATACCCAACGGTAGTAGAATTCCTAAACCATTGTGAAATATCAGTCGTATTGATTTGCGTAGGGGTGCTAGACACGCCATCCAAAGCCGGAATGGTTCGATAAGCCCTGTAAATAGGCGCTGCGGTCTTGTTGGCTACGCGGATCAACGTGTCTCTCGGGAAAGCTTGGGCAGTAGCAAAGTCGGTACGGATTTTCAACGAGCCGCCTACTTTGAACGGTGCTGATTTCACAGCCGATGAAGCCGTATTGGCTGATACTCCAGTTACTCTTACGGCCCCAGCAGAGCCAAGGTTCAAAGAACTCAACTGGATAGCGTTTTCATTCTGGGACCGATCAACCGAACCCTGAATGAAAAATGGGCTGATTGCAGTGAATTGCATCCATTTTTCTAATGCTTTTGCAGTAGCTGGGATCAACATGCATTCTTCGTTGACATAGTTCAAAGGGTAGCCAGTGGAAATAGCTTCAGATTGCAGTGGCAGCACTGGTTGGACGTTTTGGACCAAAGCTATGATCTTGTTGTTGACTTTATCATACGTGTGAATGTGGGCGATTGAACCGAAATTGGCGCGCTTCGAATGATATTCGTTCGAAGAAACCATGTTAGGACGATCGTTGCTAACAGTAGCATTCCCGTGCGTGTGATAAGTAGGGAATCGCACAATCGTCGAAGCGACAGTAGACGCAGTCAGAGTAGCTGTAACAACTGGGTTATTTTGGAAATATGCGTCTATTGCCGTCTTGATGTCTAATATAGTTTTCGTTCCGACTGGATAAGAAACTAATGGTGCAATTGAACCGTCGTAAACAACGACTCCAGGCATAGGGGAAGATCTAATCCCAGGCGCAGACACTATAACTGTATCGGCGTTCGGCACCCCAATGATCAAGAATGCTCCAGAATACGGCAGGTTCGCGCCAATATTTAAAATATTGCCGATCAAGAAAACACCAGACAAATTCAAGCTAAGAGCTGAGACTGATAAGCTTACAATTGATGCGCCAGTTGGCGATGTATAAGTTGCCGGGGTGACAGAATAAATACCAGTAAAATCAGAACCAACGACTTTGGCTCCAGAACCGATTGTAGCGGAAATAATTTCGATCGTTTTTGCGTTTTCTTCAAATGTTCTGTGATTTATCACAACCGTATTCAGAGATGCTTTGGTCGGATAGTTGATTGAAAAACGAAGTTCGTGGGCTGGACCATATTGCGTGCTTTTCAGAAGCAGGGCGTCAGAAGGGTTGCCGACAAAAGGCAAAGAAGAATAAATAGTGTGGATGAGAGTCGGCTTCAAGAGAATATTGAAATCCGTATAATCAAAGTCTTTGAATGGGCTATTGACTTCGAAAAAGGGACGCGGAGTTCCTGGCGTGATTTCATCGTCGGGATCTTTGAGCGTAAACTCAATTTGTGAACCAGCACCTTGGCCGAAAGGTTGCATTGTTTCAATCAGAGCTCTTTTGAACATTGGGATAGCTGTAGTTTTATTAGTTTCATCCAAATCCATTTGGATTACTAATTTGTCGGTGAAGCTGAAAGGCAAATCAGTCAGACGCAAGCCCATAGAAGACGAATCGACGTTCGTGCCGTTAATCGATTGGCTGATTGGGCGAATTACGTCGGTGCCGCGAGTGGAGCCGCCGAATGGCGCAGAAATGCTGTTGTTATACACCCGCTTGTGATGATTGTATTCACGACCTGAAATTCCAATTTCCTGCAATCCAACAGGGTAAGCAGCAATGCTTGCACTTGCCGAAATGTCTGGATTTGAAAAATCATTCTTGATTAAAGTGAACGTAGGCGCGAAACTCAAACTGCCGGCTGTTGGGTAATATTGTAATGCCGTCGTAGGAAGTCTCGTTCCTAGAACCTTGAAAGCCCCCGAATTGGAATTCTGGGAAGTTTTATTTGCGACGTGGCTCTGAATAGCCGACGAGACAACAGGAGTGAATACAGCAGAAGCTGCACCGGTTGTAGCAAGAATCGATACAGTCGAAATTTTGAAATCATAAGAAACTGAACGAATCGCAATTTGACGTGGAGAAATCTTATAAGCCGAAACGCCAACCGCAGTGTTGATAGAATCGATCAGTTGATCGGCAGTCTGATTAGGCAGCGTGCCTAGATCAATGATTTGCGGGGTTGCACCTTCGCATTTAAATGCCGCAATCATTCCACTGGAAATGTCGTAAGATGGATAAATGGTAGTGTATTGCCCGTCAAGAGTAACTGCGCCAGGTATAACTACGCCAGTGGCAGGGAGACCTAAATCGATTTGAATCGTATTCTCGTTCACGATCGAAGCAACTGCTTTAGGACCAAAAGATAATCCTGGGAACATTGCTAACAATGCGGCAGAAGCTGACGTGACGTTGATAAACCCGCCCAAAATATCGTGTCTTGGGATTTCAACATTGACTAAGCTGGAAAGCAGCGAATACGCAACTTTTGAATTCTTGAACAACCCGAAAAAAGCTTCGCGCTGAAGATCAGACACTTCGATGTCTATATACGAATCCGCAACAACAAATGCTGTGCAGATATTAGGTCCAGCAGGAACCGCACCAGCATAAGACACCACGAATTTCAATTGAGTGCCTGAAACTATTTCCGTAACCGTCTGAATGGCTTGAGTTACAGTCAGCAGCGCGGGGGTCGCCGGATCTAAAACAAGAGATTGAATATCAATTTTTTGTCCAACCACACAATTGTGATTTCCTGAAGTAGATAAAGTCGCGGTGCATAGACCGCCAACAGGAGTTGCGAATTCCAATGTTGAATTAATAAATGTGTCTGCAGTGCTTCGGGTATTTAACCCTTTTTGCCTGATTCTATAGAAAGAATTCAATCGCGCAGTCATTTTGTTGGCCACAGACGAATCAGGAGATATGTACAAGAAATCATTCAATTTCATTGTAGCGAACAAAGCAGTGTCGGACGAAAAAAGACGTACAATATTGCTATTTGCAGAAAAAATCGACGGTGTGATAGAAGTAGAACCCGATCCGGAAACAGCCCGGACTTCGAACACACCATCTGCGGCCACAACCAAGCGTGCTCGGCCAAACGAATTTGGTCCAACAGCGAACAGACCAGTTAGAGACGTTTTGCTTTTGATTTCAGATCTAGTGTTGCGCGAAGCCACAGTGATATTCGAACCAACAATTGGTTTTTCTTTTAATTTGATTTGGCCGCTCAACCGGTTGAGTTCAAATTCAGATTGGGAACCAGCTTTAGAAAGAACATCAGCAGTGGACCAAAGCTTGTTAACTCCAATCCAGCTGGATGGAGATCCGTTCTGCAATGTAGAAAGAATTTCGACACTACCATTGGCAGAAAACTCTTGCCATGACGCAAATGTTAATTTTCCGCCGCCAGAGTAAATATTCAACCCAGCGATTTTAGTTCTTAGAACCGTAGCCCATTGATTTAATGTGGCGGAAGTGACAGAAGCCGCAAATTGAGCGAAATCTGAATTGTCGACAGTGAAATACTGTGCAACGCCATCGACTTTGATACCTACATTTAACAAATCAGAAGAAGTCAAAGAAGCCCACGGATAAGCAGCAGTCTGCACCGACCCTGTAGTGCCCTTGAACGATAGAAGTTCGTTATTCTTGTAAAGGAAGATTGGACGTAATTCGTCAGTTGGAATGCCCAGAATAGTTTGCAATTCGCTTGGGAGAACTTGAAGACGTTCAGCCGAACCAGAAAGATCGAATACAGAAAGAAATTGCCCGCCATTCGACGTGCGAAATCCAATATCTTGAGTTCCAGAAACTGTTTCTTGCGAGTTAAATGCACGTACAATTTCTGAAGTAGAAACAGAAAGCAAGTTGGTGTAATCTGCAGTATTGATTCTAAAACGCTCGACAACGCCATCTAGAGCAACATCCATAAACATGCCGTCAGACAACGAATAAGGCGCAGATCGAGAACCTGTGGACGTGCAGGGAGTAATTGGGAAATTAGACGTTCTGAAAAGAACTTCCTGCCCAGCCGCATTTGTAAGCATTTGTTCGAAATCTTGGCCGATTAGACCAGGTTCGAATCCAGAACCGTCATCGATATACGCCTTAGCCGGTGAACTCAGATTTGTAGGTTCGACGATGTTAAGAGAAATAATTGTTTTGCCAGTTTCTGGATCTCGAAGTCCGAGTAATGCGGCCGCGATTGCTGTCTTAGTACCGCGCGCCAATGTGGCGACGTAGTTTTTGATTCTTGTTCTAAGAGCTTCGTCTTTTTCTGCAGAAGCTCCCGAAGCAAACGAAGTCTCGTTTGTAACCGACGCGCCAGAAAACGGCACGGTGGCGAAATTCTTGACAGATCCGCCAGCGACATTACCTTCTTCGCCGAAAACCGAACAAGTAACAGGGACCGAAATAGAATCTTCACCGTCGAGTAACTGGCTAGCCAAGTCTACTGTGTACTCAACTGGAGCGTTGCCTGCCGAAGCAGGTGCCGACACAAGAAGTCCTGCTGAAACGGCGCGCAGGCCGCCCTGGGCCAGGATAACCGAATCAGAATAGTTGTGGTTATTGACCAATGGAGTCGAAACTCCGAGATTCAAAGTAAAGAACGAAGAATTGTTAACAATCGAAGTGTATGGGATTGGACCTTCTTCAGATTGCGTACCACGGCCAACATATACCGAACCGCTCGAAGGCCAGGTGGAAGCATCTTGGACAAACAGCTTTACAGAGGTGGCGAAGGGTGCGGGCTTACCGATATAAATGGCTGAAGCTTTTTTGGTGAAAGCAGAAGAAATTTTGACTGTGCCTGTGGCACGCCGAGCAGGAAACCTGCCTACTCCGCCAATTCCATTCGGAATGTTCATTTCCTGGGATTTGCTGTCTAAATCCGTACCTATCAAACTTTGCAGGTTTGTACTTTCAAGAACTTTGAGAACTGCAAGTTGATTTTGGAAATCTTGCAATGCAGCAGCTTCAAGAATAGTTCCAATGTTGGAACCTTCGGCAACATCCGTGATGTTGGTCTCGAGCAAAACCTTTCGGATCATGTCTGCCAGAATTGTAGAAACAGACTTAACCTGTGCTGCCACGTTTTACCTCGTTAAACGACGAATGCCAATGGAATCAATTGACTAGAACCTGCGATCGAAACCGCCAAAGACATACTGATTCGTCCTTCTGCTGAAATGACTATATCAGAAATAGTTACAGAAGTAAATCGCGGATCTCGTTTCATAGCTGCTTCTATTATAGTAGAAATTCTAGCAGCGGAATCCGCACCTTCTAGAGCAAATCCAGCCGTTTCAGGCAAGCCATAATTTCGGTGTAGCGGCAACGAGCCCAGTTCTGTGTTGATTAGTGATCTCGCAGCTTGTCGGACGTTGGCAATTCCATATTGTATCGCTAAATCGCCAGTTGTTGAAATGACCAAATCTCCGAATCTATCATCTCGAGCAACGTCAACGCCGAAAGCTAAAAGCGCTTTATCCAGTCTTTTTAATTCCCCGATAGTGGGCTCTGGAATGTTTCTGTTGGGTGCAACAGCAGAAACAGGGATTTTGACGAAAGAGAAATCCGTAATAGTTTCTGGCTGGTACACCCGAATATAAGCAAGATGGATCAATTTCAATTTGGCCAAATCTTGTTTCCCAGAAAGAAACAACGAAAAAGTTCCGTCATTGTTGTCTCTTATGACTTCTACTTGCCGTATTTCTTCCGGTGCTATCCTACTGCCTATTTTCAAACTGGCTCCCACTTGGAACTTTGCTTGCTCAGTTATGGGCACTCGGACTGAATTGCCGCTGGCGTTTTCAGTAAGCAACGACTTGACACCGTAAAGATCTACATACGGCGATTTGAGGTCGTTAACGGTCACGAGTTCGAACCAGCGTGATTGATCACCCAGGTAATCCGTGGCCATCTGCTCGAGAGATTGTTCAAACGGCACGGTGAAAAAACTATTGAAAATGTCTTCCGCACGAATGTCAGA